CTCTGGAAAAGCTTCCTTCTACTAATTCAAAGCCTTTTTTGATTGATTCTTCACTAGCACGTGCAAACTCTTTGGAAATTACCTGTAGCCCTGCCTTAGTATCTGATAATCTATCACGGAAACGGGCAAGGTCGGATTGTTCACGATCAAGCTGTTTTTGTATAGGGGCTTTATTAAGTCTACTATCACGTTGCTTTTCTAGACCTTTTACGCGTTTTTCTGATTCAACTATTAATTTTTCATAAAATTCAGCAGAATTAGCCAAAGATAGAAATGCGTCCTTGCTTTGTATTAAAATCTGTTGTGATTCAGGAGACAGTAGCTTTAATTTACTAACATCAGTTAAGATATCACGAAGTGCGCTTACACTTGCCACAGGATCCTTAAACGCTTCGGCTAAGTTAAAACCTTGCATTGCAAGTTCTCTGCCAAAGTCTGTTAGCGGATCTTTTTGAGTTATTGAATTAGATAAGGTTGTATATGATCGATCAAGTGCAGTAAAACCGTCTTTTATTGCACTCAAGGTATTTGCTGTTTTTTGTCCGGCACGGCTTGCTGCATCGAACACTTTGGCAATTTGTTCACCTTTGGCAATAATCTCGGACTTGTCAATATCGCTTAGTGCTCCACTAATAGCTTTGGCTGTTAGTGTTTGAATACCAAGTAGTTCTTTTAGTTTATTTTCTGCGGTTTTCTTAAGTTTAGGGTCGGTGATCCCCTTCAAACCTTCTGAAACTTGAAAAGCAATTCCACGCTCAAAATCTGATTTTAGGTCTTGACCAAACACAGATTTTATACCATCAATAAATCGATCAAACACTCCCGACTTAGCGTCGGCTTCTTGAAGAGCTTTTACTGTAGATCCTATATTGTCACTTAGATTTGTAAATGCAGTTGCAGTAGCAATAATAGCATCACTGCTTAAACTAGTACGGTACTTATCGTAAGTTAAGTTTAAAGCTTTGACGGCTTCTGTTCCGTTAGTTAATGTTTCATTTAGTTTTTCTTGTTCTGCAGCATTACTAGATAGTAATCCGCTTAACATTTGGTAAGCTCCAATAACTGCTGTAATTACTGCTATCCAGCCACTAAAAGCACTGACGAGTCCGCCTATACGAGTAATGGCTGCATTAGCTGCTCCAGCTATACCGGTTATAGCTCCGCGTACTTTACCAAGTTTTTCAGTTTTAATCTGTTCGATCATTTCCGCGTAGGCCACACGGAATCCATCAATAGCAGCAGTATCTCCAGCTTTGCTAATAATTTCTGAACCGGCAGCACTTTTACGCTGACGCTCTGCATCTGCACGCAGAACACCTAATGTTGATGCTTTACCAGGTTTTTCTTGACGTTCTTTTTCTAGATCTTTTTCTGTTTTAATATAGGCTAAATTAGCATTTTTTGCTTCATTAATTGTTGCAGCTAATTGCTTATATATATTATCTTGCGTTTTTAGTTTACTACCTATAGAGTCTAGTTTAGCTATTTCAGTATCTTTAATATCTAGAATACTACGAGTAGGTGCCAATATTTTTTGCACATCTTTACGAATTCGGCCGCTTGACTGATTGCGCAGCTTATCTTCCAATTCTTGAACTTTAGTAGTAGCTAGTTCGGCTGCGGCTTCTGAACGTGCTTTTATATCTGCTCTACGGGCTTCTGCAACACCTTCTGCACGAGCTAGTTTATTTTCTGCAAGTTCTTTAGATACAGCAGCAGCTTCACGTAAGCTTTTACGATATTCGCCAATAGCAGGAATTGCTTGCTTGACAATCATAGAACCAAGTGCAGCGATACCAAGTGTAAGGGCTGCAGGGCTAGAAGCTAGTAAGCTTACAAGCGGAACAATTGCCACGTTAATTATTTCACCAATACTTTGAGCTACGTTTTTTAATGTAGCCAGTAACTTATCGTAAGGATTGGTATCAATCTTAATTTCACCAAATTTTTGGGCTCCCTCAGCTAGCACAGCATTTGCAAATGCTTGACGACGTTCAAAGTCTGTTAGTGCATTTGCGCTTTTACCAACACTACGAGCATAGTCTTCTGTGGCTTTACCAACTTTGGTAAAAATACCCAATTCGTCCAGCAATTCAGGTTCTAGTTTAGTAATACCGCGTGTTAGACGACTAACTGCATCACTCATGCCTACGCCAAGTGCCTGAGAAGCTTTTTTAGCTACTTCACCAAGTTTCAAGAACTGTGCTTGCGATAGCCCACTTGAAACAGCCTTGGCTGTGGCTTCCATACTTTCACGCAAACTAATAGCACCGCCACTAGCTTGCTCAAATCGTTTAGCTAAGCTGCCTAAAGCTACGCCACTCGCCGCACCAAGCTGATCCAAACCTTTTACCATGTTAGTGGTATTCATTGCCTGAGACAGTGCATTAAAAGCAGCACTTACTGCAAATACGTTGGCAGCATATGTTGCATATAGGCGAACTAATCCGCCCAAGCCTTGCGCTTGGTTAGCAAAGTCACGGCCTGCTGCACCTGTGGCACCCATACCGCCACGAGCTCGACCATACTCTGTGCCTTCTCCGCCCATACCAGGCGTAAGGCTTGCTTTTACAGCTCGACTACCACTTTGAGTTCCAGTACTAAGCTGTTTTGTTTTTGTTAATTCTTTGTTTAAATCTTCAACGTCTTTTTTACGTGCTTTAACACTATTACTAGTATCTTCAAGACTTAAATTAATTTTTACTGTTGCCATTATTGCTCCTTTACTTAGAACTATTGGCTTTTAAAATTGCATCAATTTTTGCTACAGACCATTATATCATGTAACCATTCCAGTGTCAAACCAAAAAATTTTTAACGCAAAAAACCCGCGAGGTTTTAAGTCGCGGGTTTTTGGTTTGCTTTTTTGGTGTTTATTTCTTGCGCACGAACATAGTCTATTAACCTAACTAACATAGTAATAAACTTAGTGTCTTCTGCTTCGATTTCTGTGGCTGACAATACTTCTGTGATACCTATTAGGCTTTTGCCTAGGTAAAGACCACTCATACTATCCCACTCATCTCGTAACATTCGGTACACTGCAAATGCTTGCTGCATTTCAATTGGAAAATCTTCTAACTCCACTGGTACTTCATGCTCAAGCGGTTCAGTACCAAGTGCTTCACACATCTCGTAGTATTGGTCTTTGGTCATACCAACACTGGAGTTTTGCATGTAGTTAGTGAGCAGCTCGCTTAGCGTTTGTTGCTGCTCGTGGAAAAGTTTCCCAAGTCTGATACCTGTTCACTAATAAATGCGTCAAAGTTACTGGAATTTTTCATCAAGTACAGTGCATTTTCTGCAGTATACTCCAGCTCATCTTCAAGATTTTGTCCTGTTAAGTCAACTGGTGCTAGCTGCTCCAAGTAACTTAGTTTTAGCCCACTCCAGCCTTTTACAGCATTTTCAACATAAAGCTGCAAGAACATGTCTTCGTTGAAATCGTCAGATGCCTGACGGTTTTTGAAGCTGGTCTTAGTTGACTTTTTACGAATGTTTAAAAGTGTTTCACGCGATAAGAACGCAACACTAATTTTAAACCCAGCAAATCCAGGGTACTCGACCTCTACAGATTTTGAAGGAACTAACAGAGATTTTAAAGAGATATTTGACATATTATTGTATTAGGTTGAAAAAAGAGGGTTGGGGATCAGGCCAACCCTTTAAAAAGACCGATTAAGCGTTTGCTGTAACGTAGTCGATAGTTAGTTCGTTTGATTGACCAATGTCAAATGCAGAACCTGTGTAACCTTGTGCAGTAAAGTTGATAGTTGTTGAAACAACTTGTTCAGCGTTTACAGCTGGAATAGAAAGTACAACGGCAGGCATTGTAAAGTCAACGTGTGTTACGTTAGCACTTCCACCCACTGCAATCTTAATGTAGTAAGCAGGGTTAACATCGCTGCTAGAAGTTGCTAACATTTGCGACATTAGGTCGGCACTGTTTCCGCTACCTGTACGCAAGTAGCAGTTTAGAGTACCGCTAATAGCACGAGTGCTAGTAAAGTAAGTAACTGGCTTGTTAACTTCAGCTAAGTTAGCTGGCGTTAAGTAAGTAACGTTGTTGGAGATTGTTAAGCTACCACCAGTTAATGCTAGTGTGTATGCTGTACCACCTGCGCCAATGCCAGCATCCAAGGTAACTGTTGACAATTTGTTGGCAATATAAGGAGCTGTTGTGTTTTTACCCAATGCAGTACCAGTTAAGCTGCCTGCAAAAGTAATAGTACCAGTACCGCTTAGTGTTGGTGTTGCGATTTGACGTAGCACACCGCCTTGACCTGCCCACTGAATTGATGCAATAGCGTCTAGTCCAAAATCAATTGTGGCTGTGTTTAACACACAGTTATCAATAATAAATGTAGTGGTGTCAATAGTAATAATCATACCAAACTTTTGTAGCTGGTGAGTATCACTGTTTTCAACTGTACAAGTAGCTGCGGCAACGCCGTCAGTCCAAGCAGCTGTGCCGCTGCCAATAGCACCATCAGAGAACATTGCGTTCCATAACACAGATTCTTCACAAGTAATATTAACACCACTGTCAGCAGGGCGCATATAAGTTGTAAACGAAAAGTCTGCTGGATCAAGAGCTGTGTTAAAACTGCGCTGTCCACGAACAGGTGTAGCACCGGCTTCGTTTAGTGTAACAGTTTCTTGAGTTGTGTTTTGGCTAAAGCTGAAACCATCCAATACTTGGATTTCACGTGTGTTAGTTGGAGTAAAGCCTGTTGAGGCCACTACACCTGTGCCTGAATTAACGTTCGTAGTAAAGAATACTCGACTGTTGCGAATTAAATTAAATGACATATCTCATTTCCTTTTAGTTAGTACCACGGTACCTTAACTAGACATTTATCTGTTGCTGGCACGTTCGGTACGGTTTCTTACATAATCTGGTATCGGACTTGTAAGTTAATTTCACCAACCGCATAGGGAGCTAATAGCCCTTCATCAGTTGTAATTGACTGGATTAAAATCTCTGTGGTATCATATCCAGTATTGGTATCATAGACCAGATTTCTATTGCTGTCTACGCAATGCTCTATGTCTTCTAATAGTTTTTCAAGCTCGTCTTGAGCTTCTTCGCCGCGACAGTAAACTTTAACAGCAACACCTAAAAATCCCCATGCGAAATCGCCTGGATGGTATTCACGCATTTCCGAACCCGGTGTGCAGTACACCGCAGGAAAGTCTTGGACTTCGTCCCAGAACTTTAGCTTGGCAAATGCGTTATTACTAAGATTGACTTGATAAGGTAGGTTGCCGTCAATTAGTTTAAGTTTTTCTGCTAGCGCTTTTACAATTGAAGTTCTACGACTCATACGTTTACTGCCCTTAATCTGTTACCTACTTGGGTTGCTGCAATTTCGCGAATTGACTTTGATATCAGCAGTTTAGGGTCACGCGATTTGGGATATTGCTGACGACCACCCTCACTAAAAGTTGCATACGGGTTTTTCATATAACTATAAAAAGCAGTAATCATACCTGTGCGAGACTCACTTAGCTTTTCAACCTTAGCACTACTAGCTAATCGACCTGTTCTGTAGTTTAGTACATTGCGTGAATTTCCGTCACCCATGTTGGCACTGATTACATCTTGTAGCTGTGCATTAAGAAGGCTATGCAGGCTATTTAGATTAGTAACTCCGGCAGCCCCAGTAACATTTTTTAGTCGTCTGCGTACTTCTTTGTGCTTTTGCTTAGTAGCCTTGATCTTTTGCATACTAGCTTTTGCGTCATTGATAGTGCCTTTTAAGTCTTTTCTATATTTATTCTTAGCCTCTTGATTGACATATGCAGTAATAATATTACTAGGTAATTTAATTCTAGGGCTAGATATATTTTTTGGATGTTTTCTACTTAGGCCAAAACCTTCGCTTAGTATCTCGTCTACTATTAAGTCCTTTAGTGAAGGAGAACTTTTAAAGTCCAGTATTTCTTCAGGTGAAAATGACTTGTCCGATTTCAGTATTTCTAAGATGCCCTCTAGGGCTTTTTGCTGGGTGCTTGTAGGATTAACTAAAGCACGAATACCTGTACTTCCCGATTTTTGCCCAGCTAATTTTTGAACTAATTTTGCGGAAGCTGCATTATCTACTTCCGACTGTAATTCAATTATAAAGTTGGTAGCACTCTTATTATACTTTAAAAACGCAGGACTACTTAGAGTTTTTAGTTCTGCGGACTCAATATCCAACTTCTGTAAGTGCCTTATCAATATATCTAAAAAGTTTAAAGCGTAGTCTGCTTCATTCTCTGACATAATAGGCAGGGCTTCATTTTTAGAAGACGTAAGAAAGTTATATAAGTCATCTCTAGCACCTAGTACGGCGCCAGTCATGAAACCATATATATGACCTTTAATCAAGCCTAAATCTTTAAACTTAGTGCTAGTACCTTTACCAAAATACTTATCTAGGGTTCGTTCAATTCCGTCTTTAAATGCAACATCGGAAAATAGTATTACGGGTACCCCATCTATAATATCTACAATAGGCTTTTTCTCATTTGAGGTATTACCAGAATGTTCTGCGGCCAAAGCCTTAAAAGCGTTACCTACGCCTAATTCATCTGCTTTTGTTTGAGATACGACTAATCCCACATATTTACTTAAGCCTAGATCCTCTAATTCACTTCGGTTCTTGTTAAACCAGGTCTTATTCGTTTTAGTCCACTGAGCATAATCGGCATAGTCTGATACTTCATCAATATTTTTTCTTTTATCTTTAAAAATCTTAATAAAGTTTTCAGCACTCATGTATAATCCGCCACATAAAAGTCTAGTACTCGTTTAATATGTGCAGGCAAGCTAGTAGTTGAAATATATTCAATCTGTACGGCGTTTGTGCCGGGTGCTTTAGTTGAATGAATAGCACCATCATTTTTGCGATAGTATGTAACCAAGTCTAGTACTGCCAAACGCAAGTCTTCTGGTACTGTTTCGTATCCAGCAAAATAGCTTACCTTGTAACCATTGATCATTGGCTTAAATCCGCTGGGATCAATTGCTACTACAAAATCTCCTGTGGGTACCCAATCTGCAAACTTTGTTAGTTTAGTGTAAGTTTGGCCATAGTCGGTGCTTTGTTGAACACTGATAACTTGTGTAACAGGTGTTTCTTTTAATATCAGCGAGCCGTAGCCTCCGTCAAATACTTCAGTTTTTGCTTCGTCGTAGTAGTCTACGAATGTGCGGCGGCAATATGTTTTTACTAGTTCGCTTACTTTTGGAATCAGTAGGTCGATTTCTGCATCTTGATTAGTACTGGTGATGCTAGCGTATGTTTTATATTCCGCTTTTGTGATTAAATTTAGTCCCATTTAGCATACCTTTCTTGTTTTATAAATGCACCAGAGTACATTTATAAAACAAGACCCCGAAGGGTCTTGCTGGGTATTAAGCTACGTAACGTAGGGCCGAAACTGCTGGGCCTAGGTTAGTTGTAACTTGAGTCATGCCAGTACGTAGGCTAGCTACCATAACACGACGTTGTGTTTCTACTAGGTCTTGTGTGTCAACACGTAGACCGCGCTGATTACCAACCAAGAAGTTACCTGGTGCAAAACAGATAGCGCCAACAGAGTTAGCAGCCTTGTCTGCGAATTCGGCACTTACGATAACTGGTGTGTTACCAATTGCACCGATTTGACCTGTTAACAATGTAGCAATTGTGCCAACTTTGTCAACCGTTAGGAAGTTTGTATCTTCTAACAGATCGTAGTAACCTTCTGTGCTTACGATGTAAACTAGTTCTGAAGGATCTAGACCCCAAGCACCTAGGTCACGACGCATAGCTTGTAGCTTGGCAACTGTCATTTTGTCAGCATCGCTTACATCTAGTGTAACTGCGCTTACTGCGTCATAACCTGCTAGACCTTTAACTGGGTCGCTTCCTGTGCCTTCACCACGCAGCATAGCACGGTCAACAGCGCGAGCAACACGGCGAACCATGGCGTCACGGATAACAGGCATAATTGCCAGTAAGCTGTCTTCTTCTTCTTCGTATGCAACATATTCGTTTGTGGCAACTTTGTATGCGTTTAAAGTGATTTCTTTTAGCGCGTGTGTTGCGTTGCTACCAGCTGAGGCTGTTGTACCGAATGCTGTGTTAGCCATCCATGTTGCAACACCAGCTTCTGGGTTCACAGGAATAGTCATCACGTTGGTTTGCATTGCAATACCACGTAGGTTAGGAGCAACAACTAAACGACGGCGAACTTCGTTTTCCATGTTTAGTGAAACTTCTAGTTCCCAAGTTGCACTTGGAACGTGAGCACCATACTTTTGGACCATTTGTTGGCCAAACTTAGTGCCTTCTAAACCTCGGCCAGCCATTTTGGCTAACAGAACCGCCTTTTCTTTGTCAGCATAAGACATTTCACCGGCTTTGTTGTCTGTGAATTGCATACGTGATTTTTGAATGGCTTCTAATTCAGCTGCCTTCTCTTTTAGGCTAGCTTCTAGGCCTGCAACCACAGACTTAGTTTCGTCGGCTTGAGCAGCAAAACGCTTCTCAACTTCGGCTAGTAGTGCTTCAGCACCAGTTGTGCTTGGTGTTGCTAGTGCAACAGCAGCTTTGATTTTTGCGTCTAGGTCAGCTTGTTGCGCATCGGCAGCAGCTTTTTCAGTAGCAGCTTTTTCTTGAGCAGCTAGCAGAGACTTAGTGGCTTGTTCGGCAGCAGCAGTAGCAGCGTCAGCCAACATTTTTTGTAGTTCTTTTGGATCCATTTTCCATTCCTCGTTAATTTCGCTTTTTGCTTCGCCGGAGGCTTCTAGCCCTTTAGCTGAGTCGCTTGGGTTAGCAAATTGCAGTTTGAAACTCTTAAATTCTTCGGCCGTGTTAAACGCCTTAGAAAGACTAAATAGTGTATTTTGATTAGCTGGAACACTCACAACTGAGATTTCGTGCAGTTCCAGTTCTTTTACAACAAACAGCTCTAAGGCTGAATTATATTCCGCATCAGCGATACGGAAACCAATGCTAAAGGCGGTTAGCACGCCGTCTTTTACAAGACTAAAAACATCTCCAGCCGCTTTAGAGATTCGGGCTTTAATCCACAAACCTTTTGCGTCAACGCGATGCTCGATCATCCTGCCGATAGGTTCACTGTGATTGTGGTATGCAAGAATTACTGGATTTTTCAAGTAGTTCTCGACACCTTTTTCCCACACGCTGGCAGGAACAATATCACCATGTCTATCAACGTCAACTGTGGATGCATAACCTTCAATGGTTACGCTTTCATCAGCTTCGTCTGCGGCAGGTAGACTGCTCTTTGTAAAAGAACTGTTTATAAACAGTACTTTACTTTTATCTACCATAATACCCCTTTGTGTTATTCCTTGGTGGAGGCGGGACGTCCTCCAGTGCTAGGATTTGCGGCTGAACCTGCAATGTTTGCAGGAATTCGTAAATCATCATTGCCGGCTTTGGCTTCATAGCGCAACTCTTGTCGAGCTTCGTTGGCTGAAATAATACCAGCGTTTACCAAAGTTGAGTGGTAAGCAGCAATGTCTTTTAATTCTGGCTGCAAGGCACTAACGGAGCTGGTAATAGCTTCTACGTCGTAACCAAAGTAGCGTTCTACAGCACTAATAAACTTGCGGTTCATTGGCAGTACTGTTTCTAAATAGAATAGTCGAAGGTTTGGCGAAATGTTGGCATTGTTGCCGCCTTGCAGCAAGATTGGCGGCACGCCAACAGCTTGCATGATTTTTTCGCCATGAGTTTTGATGCTGACATCAAAATCCATGTCTTTGAAGTTGGTTTCGGCTAGCTGATGTGGCTTTAGGCCTGAATCCAAGATCACTGGTCGCTTGCCACCGTTTTTGACGTTGTACTTTTGCAACCAGTAGGCAATTGTTTTTTCTTTGGCAACTTGACTTAGTGTATTGTCTGTGGTAAGTACTAGCCCAAACACAGCACCATTATCAAAGAAGTTTTCTTGAAAGGTTTGCATTGAGTACAGCAATTTAACGCTGCGATCTGCACTTTCCAGTCTGCTTGATCCGCGATAGATGCTATCCGAACTCAGGTCACGAAAGTAAAAAACTTCGGACTCTTTGAAGTCTACCAATCCATTGTAGCGGAAGCCACGAATAAATGTTTTGGTGTCAGTCATGATTTCTACTTTGTCTGCAGGCAGGTGGTACATAAAAGTACCGTCAAAGTGTACGAAAGCATTGCCTTCTAGTACGAAATCTGTGAACAGTGCACTGCGAAAGTCTTGTGCACTTTGATAAGGGTTAGGACGAAAGTTAAGCAGTGTATTTAGTGTTTTTTGGCGAATGCCAGCAACAACACCATCGTGCACTTTGTCTTTGACGTCGTAGTCTAGGCTGGCTGCTGCGTTTACTAGTAAACTAACACTTCGATTAACTGCTTCTAGCTTCTGAAAGCTTTGAAAGTACGTGATCTTTGCATCCGTACCAACTTGCGTCCCAGCATCTTGTGCAATGCGTTCTTGTGCAGGATTCAGCTTTTGGCGAATCCAGTCTTGTGATTTTGCTATCCAACTCATTGTTTTTCCTTAAATAAATCGTGAGAAAAACGAGTTGTGCGTGCTTGTGGCTACGGCTTTATCACCATGAACGTGCTTTGATCGCTGGAGTTCGATCCAACGCTGCTGTTTAGGTTCGGAACCTACTGGCGGAGCTTTGCCATATATTGAGTGCAGCGCTACATGATGCGGATTACAAAGGGTGTAAACTTTATCGTATAACTCTGTATGGTGCTCAGCAATAAATTCATCACGAACAGCTAAGATGCCTTCGTCTGTTGATATATCGTAACCTTTGTGCGCAGACCACGTTTCTAACAAGATTGTGATTGAGTGTAGGTGATGAAGTTCCAGGTCTTTGTTTGTGTCGCAAATAAAGCACTGAGGTTTTTTATCGTATGCCGCCTTGGCTTTGTCGCGAACCCACTTTACTGGGATACGATTGTTTGTGTTCTTGGCCATTTTTTACTTGGACCTTCTTGAGATTACTAGTATTATACATGGTATGCATCAAAAAGTCAATACCAGAATTTATGTTGCAGGTAGAGTATTTTGACTTGAACAACCAATCCAAACCGTGTATAATAGAATATTAAGTACAATACCGTTTACAATGTATATGTATAAAGAGCATAACGAATCGCATCAGCCATGTGTGAATAGTCATCATGCTTGGGACGTTCACGTTGTAAACCTTCTTTGGTATCCCAGCGATATTGGTCAAACACCGCTAATGAATGTGTGCAATGAGGAGCTACTTTTAAACGGCCCTGAGCTACCAGTGTTTGTACATATGCAATTCCGGGTAAGACGTCTTTCTTCGCCTTAGTTGAAGCCAAGTCGTAGATGTATGCCAGGTCACTGGCAAACTGTGCAGCAGCCGAGTCAATAAAAATGGTTTCCACACCCCACTTGGCACACAGCTCCGCAAACGCACTGGCATGATCGGCGGTGGTAGCTTCGTTTTTCAAGTACTCATCCACAATCCAGAACACATCGGTGGCCATATCATAGATAATAACCACAAAAGCCGTGTAGTCGCGATAGCCCGGGTCACAGCCAGCAATGGCTTCGCCCAGCAAATCCGGCGGAGGTTCCAACACATCACTAGCCGCTAGGCTATAAATCTGACCCTCAAACACAGTAAACGATGCCAAGTATTCTTGTTCAAATTCCGCACGCGACATTGACCGGCGAGCTTCGGCCACATCAGATTCCTGCATGCGCGTATTCTCCGAATAGTCCGCTTGCAGGCTCACCCACTCTGGAAACTCCGAACTAAAGCCACGATTCCAAAACTGGCTAAACCAGTTGTTGCGACCACGTGGTGTTGATATAAAAATGGCTTTGCTGCCAGGCTTGTCTAGTGTGGGTCGGAGTGCAACGTTGAATGCGGCTTCACCATCCGATCCAAGCGCTGCTTCGTCAAATATGATAAGATCGTAACTGCGGCCAACGCATGAATCCACAGTGCTCAACGAACCCATACGAATAGTCGAACCATTGTCCAACTCAATTATTTTGTCTTTTAGGTTATCACGTGCAACTTCTAGGTCAAAGTGCTTGATAAGGCGGCGTTGTAGTTCAAAAGAGATCCCACTAAGATTATAGTTGGGCGACATGATTAACACATTTGAGCCAGGCACTAAACTCACCAATTGGCCTACCACGTTGGCTATGTAGGTTTTGCCAAGTCGGCGCGCTAGCGCAGCGCACACAAAACGGTACTTGGGGTCGTTGATGGCATTGATTAGTGCGGTTTGGGGTCTGTTGATGGTTTCATAAATGCCCAAGAGTTTCAAGTAGTTGACGATGGGTAGTTTGATAAAACGAGTTTGTGCTGGAAACTCTTGAATAAGTTCGCACTCAACATCTGGTCGGCTAATGGTTAGCATTAGACTCCTTCACCACTAATAAGACGTGACACCAGCTGCGAATACTTGCTTCCGTCTAAGCCTTCATTGATCTGAACATTCACTTGCTTTGAGGGGCCACCAGGACCCTGACGCAGTTTTTCCAGCTGAATTTCACGGTCTAGTAAATCCATCGACATTTTATGACTGATTTGTAGCAGCTCAGCAATATCTTTGGTCGATCCAGTTTGTGATTCATGCAGTTCTTGAAACTTTTGTTTGAGTAGTGCGTCCATAGCGGCACGCATTTGAAACTTGTTGTTGTAGCCGGTGTCCATGAACACATGGTCAATATACGCTTTGACCTCACGGCGGGCTAAGATTTCCGCAACCAGGGTAGGTGCCAAGTCCAGCTCATCAGCCACACGTCGGGCGTCTTGCAGCTGCAGGTAGCAGTTGGCTACTTCCAGGGCTTCTGGGGCGATGTTGAGTGTTTCAGCAGGTAGGTTTTGCGTCATAGTGGTATCCTTTGGGGCAATTATACCATGGGGGCGGGTGGTCTCACAAGTGGATTTTTTTGGTGGGGTTTGGGGT